TACAAACCAATCAATTGCTGCCGCGCGAGCCATAGACGCTGATATTGCTTTAGCATCTAAAGAATCGCCAGACGCAATGTTAATGCAAAAGTTGGGTTATCCATTAACGCAAGCAGGCTATCAAGCCTTCCGAGATGCACAGCGTCAAGATCGTTTGTTGACTTCTGAGGAAGAAAAACAAAAAATTAAGATTGCAGCCGCAAGCCGCGCCCCTGCACAGCCGCCACAACCCCAGCCACCCGTCGCGGTTATTGATCCATTAACTAACAAACAAGTTTTTGTTTCTCGTGAGGAAGCGTTGAGCAAAAGGATGACTCCCGCTGCGGCAATGGAAGGTTTGCCGCCAAAAGAAATTCAAGCGCGCGAAGCTAAGTTCCCCGCCGCTACATCTGCGGTCAAGACGTTTGAGTCAAGCGCAGAAAAATTAGCTGCTGACTTGGAAAGATTGGCGACTCATCCTGGCTTGTCTGGAATTTCAGGTTTGATTTATGGCCGCACACCTGCGGTCACCAAAGAAGCGCGGGCAGCGCAAGCGTTGTACGACAGTATTGTTGCTCGCGGCGGCTTTCAAGAATTGCAAAACATGCGCGCATCATCGCCAACTGGCGGCGCGCTGGGCAACGTATCAAACCAAGAAGGTCAATACTTGCGTGATGCCTTTGCGCCTATCAATCGTACGCAAGACACCGCCGATTTGAGCAGATCGTTAACAGAAGCGGCTAACGCAACTAGATCATCCAAACAACGTGTGCGTGAAGCATACGACATGACCTATGATTACAAAAATCAAGGCGGGGCAACCGCGCCCGCTGCTGGAGGCAAGGTTGTTGACTTTGGGAGCCTAAAATAATGGATGTTCGCCTGCCTGACGGCACAGTCATAAAAAATGTCCCCGATGGCATGTCTAAGGCTGACCTCACGGCCAAGCTGAAAGCCAACGGGTACGATGTTGCTAAATTGGAAGCGCCTGCGCCAGCGCAGCCATCAGAAATCCCCGCGCCTCGTGCAGAACCTACTACATACGAAAAAGTGCGTGAGTATGTTGCTCCAACTGTAAGCGCGTTAGGCGCGGCAGGTGGGGCCGCGCTTGGTACTCCGCTTGGCCCTCTGGGCATGGTTAGCGGTGCTGGCTTAGGCTATGGCATGGCGCAAGAGGCGCTTAACTTGGCGGACATTTATGTGGGCGGCAAAGCACCTCGTCAAGGCGCGGCGGCTGTTGTTGAGCCACTAAAAAATGTTGTTGAAGGTGCAACCTATGAAGCTGGTGGCCGTGTTATAGCCCCCTACATTGGTAAAGCAATTGGCGCTGTAGCTGATTTGCGCCAGATCCCATTGCAAAAAGCCGCAAAGATTGCCAAAGGTGCTTTGGGTGATGACCTGCCGCAAGTTCTGAACGCTCTTCGCAACGCGTCTCCAGATGTCAGCGCCGCTCAAGCCACTGCGGGCATCACCAACCCAACATGGCAAGCATTGATTGAACGCCGTTTGGCCAGTGACCCGAAGTTTGTGTTGAACCTGAAAAACATGAACGAGGCTGAAGGCGTCAATGCGTTGGCCAAATTGGCTGGGGGTGCGACTGCTACTGAAGCGCGGGGCACGTCTGAAGTGGCTAAGAAAAATCTTAACGTCATTACCACCCCAATGCGAGAAGCTTCGCTTGGCCGCGCCAACTTGGGCAAATACGTGGCCGATGAAGCCGCCGCCCGTGAAGCAAATGATTTGGCTGTTGCTGTTGGTTCTGGTGGCCAAATTGACCCAGTTCGGTTTGCTACTCAATCTGCTGGTGCTGAAAAAGCTTTGCGTTCGGTCGGCGTCAAGCCGCTGGAAAGCGGTGCGTTGGCTGACAAAATATCCGCCATTCCTAAAAACCCATCGTTGGCCGAAAACGATTTGATTGAAGGCGCTGCAACCAATGTTGCCAACGCCATTCGTAAGTGGTCAGAAAATGGCGTGATTGACGCCAACGCGTTGGAAGCCATTCGCAAAAACGCAGTGGATGCCGCAATTGCCAAATTGCGCCCAGGAGCTGATGCAACAACTCAGCGCAACGCCGCCGCATCGGTGATGACCAAGATCAAACCTTTGATTGATGACGCGATTGAAAGCGCTGGCGGCGCTGGCTGGCGCGATTACTTGGCCACCCATGCCAAAGGTATGCAACAAATTGCGGAGAAGAAACTTTCGGGCGAAGCACTTAACCTGTACAAAACCAACAAAGACGCTTTTGTGCGGTTGGTGCAAGGCGAGTCGCCTGAAGCGGTTGAAAAGGTTCTTGGCCCTGGTAGTTACAACATTGCCAAAGAAGTCAGCGACAACACACTTAACGTGCTGCAAGACCAAGCAGCCAAGGTAATCCGCGACGCCAACATCAAAACTCAAGTGGCGGGTGGTCAAGACGCACTCAAAGAATTGATGCTGCAAAACTTGTCCAAGTTTCGTTTGCCGTCTTACATTACCGCTGTGGCCGCGACAACCAACAAGGCCATGCAAATTCTTGAAAACAAGATAGGCACAAAGACGATGGGGCTGTTGACCGAATCGTTTAAAACACCTGGCGCAACCGCAGATTTGCTGGAAACTTTACCTGGCGCTGAACGTAACCGCGTGGCAAAACTTTTGTCCGACCCAAAAAGCTGGGCACAAAAAGCCGCCGCGCCTGCAACGCTAGGCGCAACAAACGCCCTTGCACCGGCTCAACAAAACCAAAACGCTCTTGCACCATGACTGACGATACTTCAACCAAACTGGCGGTGCATGAGGCCGTCTGCGCTTCACGCTACACGGCGATTGAGAAGTCATTCACCGAGGGCGACAAGCGCATGACGCGCATTGAGTATTTGCTGTACGTGTTAATCGCTGCCGTTTTGCTCGGCCCAGGCTTTGCCGGTGAGCTGGTCAAAAAAGTACTGGGGCTGTAAATTGACCCGATCAGCATTCTCTTTGCTGCCAACGCTTGCGTTGCCGCCATCAAGGAAGGATGTGAACTCTACAAGCAAGCCAAGACCTCATTCATGGAGGTCAAGTCCACTGTTGAAGAAGCTATTGGTGTTGCCAACGAGGTCAGAGGATTCTGGGCCAAGCTCTTCGGAGCCAAAGCAAAGCCTGTGGCGCAAGCGACGCGAAAAAAGGAAAAGTATGTAGCTGTTGACGAAACCAAGGTCATGGCCGATGTCGTCAAGCAGCTCACCGAGTTCTTTAAACTCCAAGAGCAACTCGCTGCACATATAAGGGAAGAGGAAGAGAAGAGCCAAACAGTCTACGACCCCAACGCCAACCTGATGGAAGCCGCGCTCAATCGTGTGATGGCGCTAGACCAGATGGCCAAGCTTGAGGTCACAATCAGGGAGACGATGGTGTACCAGTCACCGCCTGAAATGGGCGCGCTGTACAGCAAGGTGTTTGAGATGCGCGACGTCATATCAGAGGAACAGGAAAAAGCTAGACTCAAGGAGGAGGCGAAGAAGAGGCAAGACGCATGGCTACACAGGCAAGAAGAAAGAAACCTGCAAGCAAAACTGGCGGCAGTGGCAGTGACTTCTTTATTCCTCCTTTACCTGTGGCTGTGGCTCCTCCTCGTGAGTCGCTGGGGGAAGACGTAATGGGCTGGATTGCTGCTTGTGTGTTGGTCGCCCTCATGCTCCCCGTGCTTGGAATGTTGTACTTGGACATCTTGGAAGCCAAGCATGAAGTGAAGACGCAGACTGAAAAGCTTGAGCGCTTAAGGCGTGAAATTGAAAGGAAAGAACGTGACAAAGCAACTGGAACAAAATTCAACCTATAACCAATTCGACACCGACCACGACGGCGTGGTGACCGACCAAGAACTGGCGCGCTCTGAGCGCATGATGATGATCGAGAACATGGACAAGATGGCTGACCAACAGCGCGTCATGTCTTGGGCCGCGCTGGCCGCTCCGCCCATTCTGATCGCCTACCTGGCCTCTGAGCTGGTGACGCTGGAGAAGGTCAACGCATTGAACGGTTTGACCACCTACTGCGCCGCGATGGGCACCATTGTCGTGGCCTTCATGGCCGCGCAAGCCTACGTGCGTGGAAAGACCAGTGATGCGTAACTTGCTGTCGGGCTTGATCGCGCTGGCGCTGACGTTCGGTGGCGGCTACTGGTACGGTGGCAGCGAAGAAAAGAAAGCCCAGCAGGCTGAGGTGGACAAGCTCAACACCGAGGCCCGTGCCAAAGAACAAGCCCTGACCGTGGCCGTGACAACAACTGCTGATGCACTGAGGAAGACAAATGAAAAAGCTAAACTGGCCACAAAAGAGCGCGACGCTGCTATTGATTCTGGTGCTTTGCGGTTGCGCCTCAAAACGACCTGCGCCGTACCAACCACCGCAGATACCGCCCCTACCGCCGGAGATAGTGGAGGAGCGCCATCAGCCGAGCTTGACCGAGAAACTGCTAAAGCTCTTATCGCCCTGACCGAAGAAGGCGACCGCGCTATTCAGAAACTAAACGCTTGCATCACCCTTTACAACAACGCTAGGAGCGCCCAATGAACTTGTCCCCCAACTTTTCCCTGCACGAACTGACCAAATCTGAAACCGCTTTGCGCTTGGACTTGGACAACACGCCTGACGAACAAGCCACAGAGAATCTGCGCCTGCTGTGCGAGAAAGTCCTCCAGCCCGCGCGTGACCACTTCGGCAAGGGCGTCAAGGTGAACTCAGCCTACCGCAGCCCTGAATCAAATGCGGCTGTCGGCGGTTCCAAGACCAGCGACCATTGCAAGGGCATGGCGGCTGACATTGAGATCCCTGGCGTCGCCAATGCCGATCTGGCGCAGTGGATCATGGATAACTTAGATTACACCCAGCTCATCCTTGAGTTCTACACACCAGGTATTCCAGACAGCGGATGGGTGCACGTGTCGTATGACCCAAACAACTTGAAGAAGCAAGAACTGACCGCCACCAAAGTGGCGGGCAAGACTACGTACCTCAACGGGCTGGTTGCTTAACCTCGGCCTCGAGTTCACGCAAGTCCATAGCGACGTCTGCGACGCCGTGCCAATCACACCGCGCAATCATCACGTGTAGGTACTCGATCAAAATTGCGCGTTGTGTTTCGTAGTCACTGTAGTCGGTCATTTCAGGCTCCTGATGTAAATTGCAAAACTATCAACGGTGTCCTTACCAAACACCGTCATCTTCTCAACGTGCTGGGCGATCTCTTCGATCACCTGGTCGCGGTAGGGGTTTAGAGATTCTTTGCGTTCGGTCTCATCGATGTTTTCATCCATTGTTAAGCTCCCTGTACGCCTTGATGGCGTCTTTCAAGTCTTGCTCCAACTGCTGGATGCGCTCGTCTTGTTCCAGCAGCTTCTCGTTGGCTTCCTTGGCAAAGGCTACCAGAGTCTCACGGCTCCAAACTTCAAACACTTTTCCGCTCCTTGATGCTTTGCAACAGTAATTGGCGCAGCCACTTGCTTTTGCCAAGTCGCTCGTACTCTGCGTACTCGCTTGAGGTTAAACGAACACCTATAGTTTTGCCGTTCTTTGTCAGTTCACTTTTTGGTCTTGGCATTTGTGTTGCTCTCCCACTACTCGGTTTAAAAAAAGCATCTTGCATTCTGTACATCTCCACAAGTCGCCTGAGACGACTATGGTTTGCTTTTCTGCGTGTTGCCCACGCACCTTCCCAAAGAATGTTCTGATCTTCTCAAGCATTTTGGTTCCCCCATCTTTTACACAAATCTTTCACGGTCTGACTCTTTCGCTTGCCCTTGCAGACGTTGCTGATTGACTTCTGTTTGGCCTTTATCTGCAACTGCGCCGGTGTCAAAGGCTTTGGTGGGTCAGCAGGCAACAAGCCCGCCACGCCCAGCCAACAGCACACAGCGCCGACAAGTAAACGATCAAATATCATTCTTCCCCCTCATGTTCTTTAAGCCTGCGCTGTAGCCTGCCAATGCGCTCGACGTTGTAGGTGACGATTGACGCCGCGTACTCGACTGCCGACTCAGCCTCCAACTTTTTGATGATCGCCTCGCGCAGTTCCTTGGCAATGATCTCGTTGATCGTCTTGGGCTTAATCAACTCTTTGATGTACTTGAGTGTTGATTCGCGCCAGCTCATGGTCGTTTAGCCTCTTGTAAAAGTTCAATACGCTCTCGTGACGCTCTGAGCGTGGTGTAGCGTTGGTGCAGACGCTCCAGCACCACCACACGTTTGGCGTTTGCGCGCTCATGGTTCAGCATGTCCAACACCTTCTGCTCATCAAAAGTCTTGAGGTCATTGTTTAGTTTTCGCCAAGTGAGTTGCAATTTTGTCCTCCAGTTGTTTAATCATGTTCATGTTCTTGCTCAACTTACGCCATGCGGCGTTGAAGTCGCGCTGGTAAATCTTGCGGATAGACTTCTCCGCCTTCAGTTGGGTCTTCCATTTAAGTAATCTCATTTCAAAGCCTCCATTGCAATATCCGACACAGCGCGCTTGTCGTGTAGCGCGCCCCAAATCTTTTCGTCCACAGTCTTGTTGGTCATCATCACGTAGACCCAGACGTCGTGACGCTGGCCTGATCGGTGCAAACGCCCGACGGTCTGCTCGTACAGTTCCAACGACCAAGGCAGGGACAAGAAAACGATTCGACAGCCGCCGAACTGGAGGTTGAGCCCGTGCCCTGCGGATTTCGGATGCACCAGTAAAAGCTCGACTTGCCCGTCGTTCCAACGTTGAATGGCGTCTTTGTCGTCAAGGGTGAGCGCGTGTTTGTAGCGGCGCTTGAGCTCAGCAAGCTCTTCTTGATACGTGTAAGCAATGATGGTGTTGGCGTGTTGGTTTTCATTTAATAGTTCATCAAGTCGGTCAAATTTGTGCGCGCTAAACCAAATCGGCGTCTGCGTAGAATCGAACTTGCCAGGTGTTTCGGAGGCTGTTTTGCGCGTGTCGTAAACAAACCCGCTGGCCATCTGTTGCAACTTGCCTGTCACCACCCCCGCATTGATCGCGGTGACGTCCAACGCTTGGAAGTCCTTCTTCATCTTCTCGTACGGCTCACGGTCGTACAGGTCGCACCGCACCTCGACCACGTGCATGGGCGGCAGCCGGTCTTTGTACTCGCCTGGCTCCAAGACGTAAGTGGCTGGTTTGATGCGCTGCATGACCTGCCCCAGCGCGCCAACGCGTGGTGCCCACTCGCCAAAGTCTGGGTTGATCAGCACGAAGTACTGCTGCATGAACGCGCCCTTGCTACGGCCGAGCAACGTCTGGTCAACGATCTTGCACTGGCCAAAGACATCCTCCAAGCCGTTGCTGGTGAAGGAGCCGGTCAGGCCCCAGCGCACGGTCATGGGGTCGATGACCTTCATGAGCGCCTTGAAGCGTGTGCCGCTGGGGTTCTTCAGGCGCGTCAGCTCGTCAAACACAATGGCGTCAAAGTCCAGCGCCTGCTCGGCCAGCCATTGGATGTTGTCGTAGTTGCTCACCACAATCTGCGCCTTGGACGCCAGCGCAGCACGTCGCTGGCCAGGTGTGCCCACCGCCACAGCCACCGGCACATTGGGTGCCCACTTGGGCTGCTCGACTGGCCACACGTCGGTACAGACGCGCTTGGGAGCCAAGACGAGGAACCGCTTGACCACGCCGTTGGCCAGCATGTCTTGCATGGCCGTCAAGGTGATGGCTGTCTTGCCAGCGCCAACTGGAGCCAAGATCATGGCTCGGTTGCGCTCGTACAAGAAGTCAGCCGCTTCATCTTGGTAGGGTCTTAATGAATTCATCAATTTGTTCTATCGTCCATAAACATGCGTAGTTCTGATTCAGCAGAGTCATGTCCGACATGAACATCTTCTGCAACACTGACAGCCTGCCGCCTTTGGTTTTCAACTCGACAAACCAAGTACTGCCATCGGGCAAACAAGCAATCCTGTCGGCGACGCCTTTGCGCCCAGGTGACGTGAACTTGTACGTCTTGCCACCAATGCGCTCAACCGCCCAGATGAAGTGATTCTCAACTATTTTTTCTTTCATGTCAAAAAGTTTAGCACAGTTTTATTTTCTGTGCTATAGTTCAGTCTCAATCAACTACAGGAGAGTTCAGTGGATCACAGTAAGATCGTCGGCGGCTCAACCGCCAAGCGCGTTATGAACTGCCCAGGCTCAGTGGCTTTGGTGCAGAAGATGCCACCACAGCCCAGCAGCAAATACGCCGATGAGGGCACACTGTTGCACAACGTCATCGCTGAGATTGTGATGAGCGACAACCCGCCCGAGCATTACCTCGGCACCAAGTACAACGACATTGTGCTGACCCAAGAATTGATCGACGAGAAACTCAAGATTGCCTTGGCCGCGCTTGACGAGATTGACCCTAACAAGGAGATGGAAATTGAAGCTGAAACACGTGTTGGTTTTGGTGACCTGTTGCCTGGCGTTTTTGGCAGTACAGATCTCATTGGTCGCATTGGGAATAAAGCTGTCGTCTTGGATTGGAAGTTTGGCGATGGTGTCGCAGTAGAGGTTGAAGAAAACCCGCAGCTTATGTTCTACGCCGCAGCGTCCATGCGTACCGAGGCGTCCAAGTGGGCGTTTGAAGGCGTCGAAGAGATCGAGATGGTGATCGTGCAGCCACCGCAGGTCAAGCGCTGGGTGACCACGCCAGCTCGCATTGCCAGCTTCGAGCGTGACTTGGTGAGCGCAGTTAAGCAGGCTGAGAAACCAGACGCGCCCATCGTCGCTGGTAGCCACTGCCGCTGGTGCACAGCCAAGCCCATCTGCCCACAGATGACCGGCGCTGTTGACCGCGCACTGAAGACGCAAATCGACAGCTTGGACGCGCCCATGATCAGCGCGTATCTCAAAAATGCTGATATGCTGGAGCAATGGATCAGCGACTTGCGCGCCTTGGCGTTGCAAATGCTCGATTCTGGAGCCAAGCTCCCTGACTACAAGCTGGTGGCCAAACGCGCCATCCGCCAATGGACTGACGAAGACAAGGCCAAGGTCGCCCTGTTTGCGTTTGGTCTGACAGAATCTGAGGTGATGGAGACGTCTGTGATTTCTCCGGCCAAGGCTGAGAAGGCGCTCAAAAAGCGCAAGCTCGCCCTGCCGGATGATCTGGTCGTCGCCATCAGCTCAGGTACAACACTGGCAAGCGCGGATGATCCACGCCCAGAAGTGTTGCAAATTAGCTCACAACTGCGTGCAGCTATTTCTAAACTTCAATAAGGAAAATCATGTCCAATCTAGTAGCGTTCTCTCAAGCTGGCTTGCCAGCAGTCTCCACCCTGTCAACCGCTTTGCGCGCGATCCAAGCAGACGTCGGCCCAGCCGGTACGGTCATCCTGAAAATGGACAAGACCGGCCATTGGGTCTTCGGTGCCGATCAAACCGAAGTCGAAGACGACAGCAAGTGGGCCGTCAACCCCTTCTCCTTTGTCCACGGCTTTATTGCTTGGGGTGACGGTGAGGTGTTGGCCGAGAAGATGGCCAGTGTTAGCCAGCCATTGCCCGAACTCGACGAAGCGCCCCCAGGTGCCAAGAAGGGTTGGGAGACACAAGTGGGTCTGTCGTTGAAGTGCATCAGTGGCGAAGACAAGGGTATGGAAGCGCGTTACACCACCACGTCAGTGGGCGGTAAAAAAGCGGTTCAAGCCATTGCAGTCGCCTTGGCGGAACAGGTCGAGAAAGATCAAACCAAGCCTGTGGCTATCGTGCGCCTGAAGAAGGATCACTACGCCCACAAGTCTTACGGCAAGATCTATACGCCTGTCTTTGAAGTGCTCGAGTGGATCAGCATGGATGGTGAGCCAGAGGTTGCTGCTGAAGCACCCGCTGCACCAGCAGGTCGTCGTCGCCGGTCTGCCTGATGACACTTTGGGTTGATTTTGAGACCCGTAGCGCCTGCGACCTAAAAGCCGCAGGCGTTTACAACTACGCTCAGGACGCCAGCACCGAAGTGCTGTGCATGTCCTACGCGTTTGACGATGATGATGTAAAAACTTGGCTTCCTTTTATACATGACGAGCATGGTCATGTAAAAAAAATGCCGTTCCCCGAACAAGTCAAAAATTACAAAGGCGTAATCTACGCCCACAACGCGGCGTTTGAGCGCCTGATCTTCTGGTATGTGCTTCAACAAAACTATACGTTGGAGCAGTTTTACTGCACCGCAGCCCAAGCCCGCGCCAACTGCGCGCCTGGCTCGCTGGAAGACGTTGGCCGCTTTGCTGGCGCGTCCATGAAGAAAGACCACCGTGGCGCGCAGTTGATCCGCTTGCTGTCCATCCCACAGGCCGACGGCACGTTCCGCAACGACCCCACGCTGATGGCCGAGATGATCGCCTACTGCGAGCAGGACGTGCGCGCCATGCGCTCAATCAGTAAGGCCCTGCGCCCCTTGAGCGCGGATGAGCTGGCCGACTACCACGTCAACGAGCGCATCAACGATCGCGGCGTGTTGGTGGACGTGCCCCTGTGCCAAGCCGCCGTCAAGTTCGCCAGCGACGAGCTGATTGAGATCGAGCAGATCGTGGCCGAGGTGACCGAAGGGGCCATCACCAGCGTCAGGTCGCCTAAGATGCGCCAGTGGGTGATCGACCGCGTGGGGCCACAGGCCCTAAAGCTCATGGAGTCCTACAAGGACGGCGAGAAGAAATATTCGATTGACAAAACTGTGCGGGCCAACTTGCTTGCGATGGAGAACCCAGATGAGATACCGCCCGCTGTTGCCGAGGTTATCCAATGCGCGGACGACCTATGGGCGTCTTCAGTTGCGAAGTTCAGCCGCCTTGCAAGCCTCGCCGATGTCGAGGATCACAGGGTACGCGGAGCCTTTGTATTTGCTGGAGGATCTGCCACTGGACGAGCCTCAAGCTACGGGGCCCAGGTTCACAATTTCACTCGCAAGTGCGCCAAATCGCCCGAAGACGTTAGAACTGCAATGGTCAGAGGCCATTCAATTGTTCCTCAATTTGGAAAGCGCGTTACTGATGTCCTCAAAGGAATGCTCAGGCCCGCACTGATACCGGCTAAGGGAAAGTCCCTAGTCGTGGCCGACTGGGCAGCCATCGAAGCCCGCGCCACCCCGTGGTTGTCCAACTGCCCAGCAGGCACCGCCAAGCTGGCCATCTTCGCCAAGGGCGAGGACGTTTACAAGGTCAACGCCGCCGCCACCTTTGGCGTTGCAGTCGATCAGGTCAACGGTGAGCAGCGCCAGATCGGCAAGGTTCAAGAGCTGGCCTGCGGCTTTGCCGGTGGCGTCGGTGCCTTTGCCGCAATGGGCCGCGCCTACGGTGTGCACCTGCCCGAGTCGGACGCTAAGCGCATGGTGGACGCATGGCGTAGAGCAAACCCTTGGTCGGTACCGTACTGGCAGAACTTAGAAGAAGCCTACACCCGCGCCATGCGAAACAAAGGCCACGGCTTCAGCGTGGGTCGGGTTACCTATATGTTCGACGGCCAGCATCTTTGGTACGCTCTACCTTCTGGGCGTGTGCTTTGCTACCCGTTTGCCAAGCTGGAGCCGGACGGCGTGACCTACGCCAAGGCGGCGTGGAAGCCAGCAGCAGACGCAAAAGAATGGCCCCGTGCAAGGCTTTGGAAGGGCTTGGCGTGTGAGAATATCACCCAAGCCACCGCCAATGATTTGTTGCGCCACTCACTGCGCCAGCTCGACGACGTGGTGTTGCATGTGCATGATGAGATCGTGTTGGAAACCGACCGGCCAGAAGAGATGGCCGTGCGGCTCAAGGAAGTGATGTGTACGCCACCCGTGTGGGCTGAGGGTTTGCCCTTAGACGCCGAGGTGGCGATCATGTCTCGATATGGCAAATAAAAAGCCCGCTGGCAGGCGGGCTTAAAGAGGAGCACTAATTGGAATTTCTGGACTTTATCACAAAACTCGCCCCGACCGGCGAAACAGCACTGATTGTGCGTCAAAAACCACAACTTAAAGACGGCGCGATTCAACTCCACGCCGACGGCGCAGTCAAATGCACTTGGCCAGCGTACCTGCCCAGCAAGGGTGTCAAAGACGGTCAAGCGTGGTACGGCAACACCGCCAGTTTCATCGTTGACCGCTTCACCGATGGCCGCGTGTCAGCGTCAGCAGCCAACTGCGAGTACATCCTTGTCATGATGCTGGACGACATCGGCACCAAGTCCAAGACGCCCCCGCTCGAGCCCACATGGATCATGGAGACGTCCGAGGGTTCCTTCCAGTGGGGCTACGCCTTCAGCGACCAGCCGACCAAGGCCGAGTTCAGCGCAGCCATCCGCGCCATTGCAGACGCAGGCTACACCGACCCTGGGGCTTGCAACCCCGTTCGCAATTTCCGCTTGCCTGGCTCGGTCAACCTGAAGCCCGACCGCAATCATTTTGAGTCCCGCTTGGTCGAGTTCCACCCCGACCGTGAGTACAGCCTGCCCGACATCTGCGCTGCTCTTGGCGTGACGCCAGTCGAGGCCGATTCCCTCACCCTGCGCCCCATCCGTTTGGCCGATGATGGCGCGGATGACGTCATGGCGTGGCTCTCCCAGCAGGGCCTGCTGCTGTCCAAGCCCAACGGCGAGGGCTGGGCTGGCGTCATCTGTCCCAACGGCGCAGAGCACACAGACGGCAACCCAGAGGGCCGTTACATGCCCGCCAGCCGCGCCTACTGCTGCCTGCACTCGCATTGCGTGGACTTCGATTCCCGCATGTTCCTAGAGTGGGTGGCCGACAATGGTGGCCCGACCCATAACCCTGGCCTGCGTGAGGAACTGCTGGCGCAGGCGATGGACTCGGCCCTGTCCAAGCTCACGCCCACAGTCGAGTACCCCAACGAAGCAGCCAAGATCAACGCCGAGGTTGAGCGCAAAGAGCTGGGCCGTGTTGAGAAGTCCGAATGGTGGAGCCGGTTTGCGTACATCCAGACAGACGACGCCTACTTCGACCTGCAAGACAAGCGCGAGCTGACCCGTGGCACCTTTAACGCCCTCTTTCGTCACATCAGTTGCAAGTCGATCCACAATGGCCGCAAGGTCGAGGCGTCCTACTCATTCGACGAGCACCGCCAAGCCAAGGGTGCCAAGTCGCTGGTCGGCGTGACGTACGCCGCTGGCGCAGACGTGCTGGTCGCCCGTGACGGCCTGCCCTACGGCAACCGCTGGCGCGACGCGCGCCCCACACCCAAGGCGGGCGACGTCAGCCCGTGGCTGGCCCACGTCGAGCGCATGGTGCCCGAGCCCTTCGAGCGTGAGCACCTGCTCAACGCGCTGGCCCATAAGGTGCAATTCCCCACGCACAAGAACAACCACGCCATCCTCATGGGCGGCAATCATGGCAGCGGCAAAGATACCCTCTTCGCCCCCTTCTTTTGGGCCATCGGTGGCGAGGCCAAGGCCAACTGTTCACTGGTCAAAAACGAAGACCTCAA